TTTATACTCTCCTCAATAAGCTCGTCGCTTGATGTTTTATTACTACTAAGTATATCGGCAACCACCTTCATATTAGCCTCCCTAACCGATTCCATTAGCTTTATCTTCTCCTGGGTAAGCTTATACTCGGTATCGTAGGTTTGTTCGCCATACTGTTTTTGTAATGCCAATAATGCCTCAAGGTGGGCAACCTCTAGCACCTGCATTCCCGAGTCTCTTGCCTCTTTATCTATCTCGCCCTGCAGGTAGCTGCGCATTGTGGCTAGGCGTTGGGTGGCGGTATGCTGTTCAAGTGCTTTTTGTAATTCTGAATATCTGTTAATCTCCCCATCAACTTCATTGGTAGTATCGACTGAACTTTCTATTGCTATCTCCTTATTAAGTCCAAGAATTTCCTTTAAAGCATTAACCCTTTCCTGGTAACCTTGTGAACTATCAGAAATGTCTGATAGTTTTTCTTCTTCGTTAATCAAAACCCTTTGAAGGAATAAAATATTTCTAAGCAATTTTTGTTCTTTGGTTCTTGTATCAACTATATCGCCAGAAGCAAGAATTCTTTCCTCCCCTGCAGTACCCAACTGCTCTTGCAGTTTAACCTGTTCTTTTAAATACTCTAATGTTCTGGCAACTTTACCGTTAAAGTCATCTTCAGATAAGGCAATATCTTTATTTGCCGACAGTAAATCTTGGTTTATTGCTACCTGAAATTGAGCAACCCTCATACGCTGTGCCGCAAGTTTAGCAAGCTCTTTCTCCTCTTCAACCTGTAAGTTTGAAAGAATTATTCTATTTGTTGCCTCCTGATTGTATGCCGCCAAGTTGTCTTTTAGCTGAGTAACGCTTATATTCTCAGCATCAATGTTTTTTATAAGTGTAGGGCTTATGGAGTTTAGTTCATCTATAATTTTCCGACGCTCATTCTCCTTAGTGTTTGCATCGGTAAGCTGCATTACCAATTGGTTAACCTCTTTTTGTTCATCCTGAATTTTTATTGCAGCGTCGGAAAAACTTTGAGGAACGCCTTTTCTCCATCGAGTAAAAACTTTATCGGCTTCAATAACTACTTTGATCAATTTACGAACCATATTGGTTGAAAAGAGAAGAGCCCCACCTAATCTTTCGCCCAACTCAAGTGATGCAAGTTTCATCCGGTTTCTGGCCTGTTCTAGTTTTGCAGCCATAGTTTGTGTATTCATTACGGCTTGCTCTGTTGCCACATTTGTTCCGGTTACGGCCTTGGTGTATTTATCAACCTGATCTTTGTTATCGATAAGGATTGCTCCTGCCAAGTAAGCCTCCTGGCCAAACATTTTAACCAACTCGCCTGCGCTAAGGTTTGCGTTGTTTAGGTTTTCCAGAGCTTGGTTTAGTCCCACCACCTTGGGGTTAAACTCATCGGCACCCGTTTGTAGTTTTAGCAGCGCAGTACGCAGTGCAGTGCCCGCACGTTGACCGTCCACTCCCTTCTCGGCCAGGGTTTCAATAAGCGCAACCGATTCTTCAACCGATATGTTGGCGCTGGCAGCAGCAGGGCCAAACCTAATAACCGACTCGGCAATCTTATCAACAGCAGCAGCACCAAATTTCGATCCTGCAGCCAACACGTTAATGAACTTGCTGGCCTGATCGGCCTCTGCTCCAAACTGGTTCATTACGTTGGCTAAACTCTCAACGGCCGTTTTGGTGTCCATCTGGGCGGCCTCGGAAAGTTTCAGCGCCTCGGTGGTAACTGCGGCAAGGGCTTCTTTATTCTCGAGCAGCTCAGGTTTTTTGCTACCCATTACGGTAAAGGCATCAACAATCTCGTCGGCGCTCTTGGTTATGCGTATTCCGTCCTCGGTAGTGCTGGTCGAAAGTTCTTTTGCTTTCTTCGATAGCCAGTCCAAATCATCGCCAACCAAACCCGTTAAGGCGGATAGGTTCGCCACCTTTTGCTGGTACTCCTCGGCATCGTTGGCCAGTTTACGAAAGGTTAACCCCAGCCCAGTAAGCGATGCCACCAAACCCAAGGCCATGCCACCGTAGCGGTTAAAGCCGTTGGCCATCTTGCCAAAGAATCCGCTTTGTGCACCCGATAAGCCGGTCATCTCGGTACGCACCTTGCGTATTTCGCCAGTAACCTGTTTTAGCTGCTTGCTCTTGGCAATGTACTCGGTGGTACCACGGGTCATCTTATTTAGCTCTGAGGTAAGAGCACGCTGGGCAGCGCGAAGCTGATTCATTGATGATCCGGAGAGATTTTTCATCACGGAGTCAACGCTGAAGAGCTCCTTCTTGGCCTCTTTAACTGCCCTTGAGGTTCTCTTCCATCCCTGCTCAGCCTTATCGAATGCAGCCTTATCGTTGGCTTTGGCTGCCGCGTTCATGGCATCCTTATACTTCTTTGCCTCCTGGGTAAGCTCGTTTAATGCCTGCTCGGCCTGATTGGAATCAATTATAACCTTGCTCCTTGCGGTGGTTTCTGCGCTCATGTGTTCTATTTTTTGAGCAAAGAAACTTGCAGGGGATGCTGTTTTAAAGGACAAAAAAACCCGCCACATGGGCGGGTTCAGTTTACTCGTTTAGTAAAAATGAGAGGTACTCCTTAAGGTATAGCCACGCTTTCATCTTATCGTCGGGGGTGGCAACCAGGTTGTCGGGGTTAAGCACATCGAGTGCCCACTTTAATCTATCCTTGGTTTCCATCGGATAGATCATTAGTTGGGCTAAAATCAATTTTAAGCTGCCGTTTCTCTGCCTGCCAATCCTGAAAAGTTAAATCCATGGCCTCGTCAAACTCTTTTTTAGCATCGTCGAGCCGTGCCTTGGCGGTGTTAAACTCTGCTCTAATTCGCTTTAACTCCTCATTTTTCTGGTGCACAATAGCCTGCTTGTACTCGTAGAACTCGGCGTGAGCAGTAAAGTGATTGTACAGCACGTTGTAACACTCGAGTTTATACTTCAGCACAGATTCGCGCGCCTCGGGGGCAACGTTTTTAGGGTTAATTGAGAAAAGCCAACCGAAAACAAAACGGTAGGGGATGCAGAACATTTCATACTGTTTTTTGTCTGCTCCAGTCGAGGTGCTCAGCACCCCAACTGAACCTAAAATTTCATCATTTTTAATCTTATCCCTTTGGGCTTTGTCATCAACTCCAAGTGCCTCGCAGATGGGTTTAATTGGAACAAGTTTTTGTCCGTTCTCGATAAGCAAAATATTAACCTTGTTAACCTTTGCTAGTGTAGTTGTTGTTGTCTCCATGTTCGTAGTTTATTCCGGTTAAACTTTCAAAAAAATTAAAAAGCGTTTCGAGGGTTATGTACGAGTTGAACACGCGCTTCATATCGAACGACTCGGGCGAGGTTGAAACCCCTAACCCTAAGTTAATTGATATTCGGGCAATGTTTCTCATCTCCATAAATGGCTCTTCGAAGCCATAGCGCAATAGGCGCTCCTTAATAATCTCCGCATCAATATTATTGATATTGATGTCGTAAATGCTCTCTAGGTTTTTTTGTGACATGGCGCTAACGGATTAGAGGTTTGGTACTAAGGGTTTCGATACCGTGTACCCCGTTAACTCTCTCGGTTGGCCTAGCGGTATGGCTGGCCGTTGGGCAGCGGTGCTGCCTGTTCTGATGTTTGGTCATAATAAAATAAGGGGGCAGGTCGCTGACCAAACACCAGAACTCGAAAGTTTGATGAAGATCCGGACTCGCACCGGTACGCCTGCCCTTTTAAGATTAATGGAATTTTCTTGGATAGCATTGTTCTAGTATTTGGTCGCTTCAAAGATATAAAAAAACCTCTTACAAAAGCAAGAGGTTTTAGGGTAAAAATATATATAAATTATTATTTCACTAACTTTATTAAAGCGTTTCTGGCTGTATTTGCAGACTGCATTGCTCCTTTATCGGTAAATTCAAATATTGTTTCGTGGTTAAACTTACCGTCATTCCAATCTATAACTAAATACGCCATTTCTGTTTTTTTGTTCTTTCTTAATGCAAAAGCAAAAATTCCCGTTAGCAGCAATCTGGCAACTGTAATTCTTTTTTCTATAGTAGTATTGTCTTCTACGCTAATGTTTTTAATTTTTTCATATTCAATATTTCCTTTCATTATCGGTGAGTTAAAACCTTCTATTTCCATAATTGCCAATTTACCCTCAGTAGGGTAAATTACGGTTTGTTTTATCGGAACATCAATATTTGGATGTCCAGCTAAATACTTTCCAGTTAATATTTTTTTATCAATCCAATAACCTTGCTGTTTAAGAATATCATCATCTTTTTTTGCTTTTTTGTTGCCATACATTCCTAAAATAAAAAACAGAACAAGCGCAATAATTAAAATAATCCAAAGCATAGTTGTATTTTTTAAGGGTTAATCCCTGCAATATACAAAAAATTATACTTTCACGTGCTGCTTATCCCACTTCATGGCATTGTCGTCAATATTAAGAACCACTGTTAGTGCCGATTTCTGAGCGTACTTCTCGGCCAGTATTTCGCTAAGTTTAATTAATTGGCTGTAAAACGTAGGGGAGTACCATCGGCGCGGTTCTCTGCTTCTGGTGCGCTTACCCATACTGTCCATTTTAGCCAGAAGATTTGAGCCAACCTTTTCGAGAGGCTGATATTTTCCAACTCCCATATCCTGAAATCGTCCGTAGTACCGGTAAGCAAATACCACGTAGTCAACTCTCCCTCCGGCCGCCTGCTGCACATGCACAGCAAAAGAATTGAGAAGGGTTAGGGTGTCGGTAATGTTAAGTTGCTGCACCTTATCCTCCCAAATTCTCACCACAATATCAGCCCAAGCCTGAACGGTTTCGGCCTGATTGAGGTTAACCGTCTGTCCAGTCGTTGGAATCATAAACTATCCCTGCGGGTTTTGTAAGAGTGAAACTAACCATACATCCACAAACGCCATCGGCAAGCGGACCAAGGCCCTCGAAGCGGATCCCATCGCGCTGCAGGTAGGTTAGCCCGTTGGTTCTTGCTCGTTGATCGCGAAACATTCGGCTAAGCACCTTGTCGCAAATAGCCTCGGCATCCTCGCGGGCTTTTCGCTGGCTGGCCACATCGTTCACGTTGGCGCGCATAAGAATGGCAAACTGGTAGTAAGGGGTTTTTATCAGGTTGTCGCTGCGGTTGTCGGTTAAGCGTATGGTAAAATCATCGATAATAACCAGGCAAGGGTAATGCAACGTGCCAATGCTCTCGGTTAATCCCTCCAATAGGTTTAGCGTGGTTGCCTCGGCAAAGGCTTTTTTCTTTGGAGAGTGCAGTATATCGGTTAGCCGTTCAGCCACCGTTTGCATGTAATCGGTGTGTTTGTATGCTTCCATTACTTTTTCTTTTCGTTGGCTTGTATCATCATATCAAGAGACTTTAGGGTAAAGTGCAGGTTAGCCTCCAGAACCTTTTCGGCCTTGGTAGCATCGGCACGGGCAAGGGTAACGGTAAGGTCCATATATCCTTTAAACGGATCCCTGGACTTACCTCCTCCTGCAGCGGAGAATGGGCGGGGGTACTCCTTGGATAAAAATTCTTTACACCCATTGTAAAACCATATGGCCGCAAGGGCAACGTGTGGCTTAATTCGAATTGTTCGGCGAGCATGTTGCTCAACTTTACTTTGGTCGAAAGAAATTCTTGCCCCCTTTCGTAGCGGCCGCCATAGGGTAGCCATAAATTGGGCTAACCACTTAGGATCACCTGTGGTATTGTACCTTGCCAAAAAGGTTTCGGCAAAAACGAACTCAGCCCAGGATATATTCCCAAGCACATCCTCTGGACCACGAAGGGTTGAAAACCTTATCTTAATATCCTTCACTACATTTGAGGTTAGTAGTGGGTTTAGCGCAATGCTAACCGTATTTTCGGTGTAGCTACGCTTAAATAGCCAATCGAAACTTTTGCCAATGGCGTGTACCTGTGTAGTTGATAGCAGATACTTGTTCTTCTTATTCCGCCCCTTAACGTAGTAAAGCGATTCGCCATCGACCATTATTGGTGGGTATAACCTTGGTTTTAATCCTAAAAGGTATAGGCAATAGCGTACAGAAATATTGAAATACGAAACGTTTTGCCCCACCAATCGAGCAAGTGTTAGCACTTGCTCGGTGGTTAACTCACCCCATCGGCTTGGTACGGTTAGCGTGTCGTTGTCGATTGTTATTGTTTTCATCCTCCAAAAACAAAAAAACCGTTCTCCTCGGCGTTGTCGTAGTTGGAGTATGGCGCGCGGGTGGCTTCCACATCCTCGGTAAACTTCTCAGGAAAATCGGTTGGGTTAGCATTTAGGTGATCGCGTAGCATATTGTAGATATGGTTAGCCGCTATCTGATAGTTGGCAGGATACTCCTTTGCCATAGTAAGCAGGGCAATGGCTTTGCAGGCAAGTTCAATGGCTCTTACTCGGTTGGCGTTGGACGTGCTGCCTGCTAAGTCCTCGGCCTTTAGCGCAGCATATAGCGCGCTGCCCAGTAGCGGCTCAATTTGGAGCGTTTCAACCAGGGCAATGCTCTGGTTAAGGCGGTAAAACTTTAGGTAACTCCCATCAATATCGGCATAGGAGTTAAAACGCTCGGCGCTACGGATAAATCCACGCGTAAAGGCCTTATAGGCATCGCTGGTAGTCCATGGCGTAAACTTATCCTTATTGGCAAAGAGGTAGCGCAAAAGCGTTTCTACGCCATCCCATCCAAGGCGCTCAATGCTATCGGTAAAGCGTTTTACACGGGCCTCGCTGGCGGGTACCAGGTTGCCGCTGCCGGCAGTAGTAAAACCCTGCTGCCCCACGTTAATGTCGAGACTAGGCGCAGCAACCAGAAAGGTAAAGCGGGCAAGCGGTGGCTGCACCTTGGCCAGCAGGGCGGTGTAGTCCTCAATTTGCTGCTCGGTTAATTCAATATCCTCGGCCGAGTTGTACACATCCCAAAGGTTTTGAATAACGGTATCGCCGAGGAAGGGGCGCAGGTATCGCTCCAGCGCATCGGGGATGAATGGCGTAAAGTTGGCATCCTCAAGGGTGGTGGTCAACTTTAGGTGTTGGCGGGCAATCTCAACGGTAATCATTAGCTAATCACTTTTTGTGAGCCGGTTCCCTGATCGAGGGTGGTAAGCTCAAGGTTAGGAATGGTGAAATATATATCCTCGGGCCATTTGTTTATGGCTTTAATAATGTAGAATGGCAACAGCAACCTATCGCGGATTGGCTTAAGCAGCGCCTGCTTAATTATGAATAGTTCACGAGCTTCGGTTCCGTTTATGTTCTTGTTCTTGCCCGGTGCGCTGCCAATCAGGCTGGGGTGTACGCCCATGGCATACGATTGGATGTTGGAAACCTCCTCCAAGTCGGCAATGTACTCGCCACCCTTAAAGTGGTTCTCTATGGCGGTAATCTTCATTGTGGCCATCTCCTTGCCATCGGGCGAGTAGCGAACGTATGATATTACCGACTTGCCCGTGTTTTTGGTATCGGTAAGGAAGTTTTGAATATTATCGAACTCCTTCACACGGCGGGTTTTCTGCTTCTCCTTGTCGGTTATACCCTCGGCAGCAAAAAGTATCTGCCAGTAGTTCTCGCTTAGCTGCACGTGGTACTTAATGGTCATCTGGTTCTTAAGCAGGGCTTTCTTAAACTCGGGTATCTGCTTGGCAAACTCGTACCATCCGCTTTCAATAATGCTTACCCAGTAGGGTTTTTGGTAGTAGAAACGCCCTGGTGTGGGCATCGATACAGGTATAACGTAGCGAAATGTTTTGGGATCGGGCTTCATCGTGCCATCGGCGTGTCGCTCCAACCCAAGCCTACGCTTAAGGTCGAGCACTGGGCTTTTGGCATCGAGCACCTTGGTAGCCACAATCTCTTCCTTTTTGGGCTCTTCAACGCCAAACTTGGCGCTGTATAGGTGCCACTCTATACGCTTGCTCTTTGGATCCATCTCAGCCCATCGGCTAAACATGGCCTCAAGATGGTTAAGTTCAACTATTTTCTTTGAGTTTTCCTGATTTAGAACAATCTCGGGAAAGATGTTGTAAAAGAAACTCAGGTCGGTGCACTGCTCCAGCAGGTAACCGGGAATATCGTTATTCTCAAAGAACTCGTTTATCTCGGTATTGTCGAACACGGGCGTGTACTTCACCTTTCCCTGTTCGTCAATCTCGCGCCTAACTGGCATAACGCCATCGCCATAAAGCAGTAGAATATTAAAACGCATACCCTCGCTAAGTATTGGCGAGGCGTAAACCTTAGAGGTAAGGTCGTTGGGCGTGTCGTTGTTTTCGCCCCAGGGCACGTACTTAATTTTACCCGAAGGGGTTTCCAATTCCACCGGATCGCGCTCGGGTTTGCTGTAGTGCGATGTGGGCTCGTCGAATGTTACCACGGCTTTAGCGCCATCGAGGTAGGCCGTTGCGCCAAGGTCGAATATTTCGCCAGTACTCTTGTCCATTACATAAATATTTTGATGTTATCAATGCTGTCAACAAGAACCTTATGCAGCGTTTTGCGATCGTTATTGGGCAGTAAAATGTTAAAGGTTCTGCCTTTACCAAAAATATTGGTAACGGTTACCTGCTTTAGCTCAATAATTTCTCCAGTGCTTTTCTTGGTGTAGATAATATCCATTGGCTTATTTCGCTCAAGCAGGATATCAATTTTCGATAAATGAAGCATTTTACCCATTGCGTATCTTTTCAGCGAATTTGGCGCAATGAGGATGAAATGGAAAGGACAAAAAAATAGAGCGTCAAATAGTGCGGTAGGCAAACCTTTTGAGACGATTCGCCAATCCTATATAAAACCAACAATAAAAGGCGAATTGCGAGAAAGTAGTAAAACCAAAGGGTTGATCGAGGCTATTACGAAGTATGAAGGAATAGGGTTTGAGACGGTAGGAGCAAACAAAAAGCCGGTAGGGTTTTTCCGAGATCAACACCATTTCGGCGCGGCGCACCCACATAGGGGTGCTATCGCCTCATTCTTAGTAGTGAGGTTTCTCCCTTTCTTTCAGATTGTAATTGGGCGCATTCTCAAAGAAAGTGGTAAAGAAAACTAAGCCCAGCGCATTATATTTTAAGCATAGGCATTTATAGCAGGGGTTAAACTCTTTCTGTTTCGCTCCTCAATGGGAACTGTTTGGCTCTCGTGGAATAGATAACACATGGGGTAGTATTTAGAATCCTCGTCGGGTTCGCCATTCTTTTCTATCTCTTCGGGTCTGTGTCCTAAAGGTTGCCCCCAGATTGGCCAACCCTTTTCGCCTTTTTTAATTGTTCGGTTTTTCTCCTTCCATTGGTGGAACGTGTTAAACTCCCCCTCTCCTACTTGGGTTTTGTAGTGATCCACAATAAAACTGTTTAGTGTTCGGCTTGCCCAGTAAAAGGCTTCCGCTTCGGTCTTGGCGGTTTCGGCTTTCGTGTCTCTTACCTTTCTGAAATGGGCGGTTAATTCGGCTAATTTTTGCCTTTTCTCTTGATATTCTTCTTTGCGTGTCATATCTTTATACCTCCTAAGTTTTTAGTTTATGCAATAAGCTAAAACAGCCCCGCAGCGGTGCGAACGCTACGGGGCATTTTTTTAACCCTTCAAAATGTCCTCTTCAATCCCTTCAATGGTAGTTTCAATTCGAGTGAGTAAAAATTTAATGCAATCAGAAATTACAACCACATTACTAATTTTTACGTCCTCACGGTTGTAACCACTTCCAAGAATTAGTTTAAAACCCTCGCTTTCTATTTCCTCGCCTGATTCTGCTAGGTTTTTACCATAATCCTTTAGTTTGGTTATGGCATTTTCAAAGCGTGCTTTTCTATGGAAAAGATTCCTAAGCCGTTCAAAATCGGCTTGCATTTCTGCCAGGCTTTTTTGTGGTTGTTCCTGGGCTTTGGCTGGGGCGGTGGCTTCTTTATTCTCTTTGCCCTTGTTGGTGGGTTGTTGCTTGGGTAGAGTTGCAACAATTACTCTTCCTTCGGATTTCTCCGCAATTTCTTTAATCTTGTTCATGTCCTAAATTTTTAGTTAAACAATGGTTTAATAAATAGGCGGTGCGAACGCCTTAACAATACTCTAAAGTACTAATATTAAACCACATAAACAAATTTTTGCAGTATTTTTTTAACAAAAAAATGACACGAAAATTTATTTACATCTCTAAAAACCAACAATAAGGCTCACAATTTTTTTAAAAAAAATTGGGATGTTTGTCTAAAGACCCTGCGCCGCGCTGAGAGATTTTTGCAGCGGAGAGCTGTTTTTTTTGCCATATATGCTGTGGGTGCTGGGTTGCAGCGCCCCCCCAACTCAGGGTATCGCGCGTGTGTAATTCCATGTGCGATACACCTTTTTGCCATGGCGATAGCAAAATAAAAAAAGATGCGGCATTATTGCTGCACCTATTGGCAAGGGTGCTGCGAACTGTGCAGCACTATTGTAATGGTGTTTGGGTTAGGGATTGAAGCGGCATCCTTTGCGAAGCAAAGATATAGCGGAAAGCCCGTCTCGTCTGTTTCAAAAACTGACGAGAAACCCCAAAAAAAAATTAGTTATTCCAACTGGCGGGTGGTTGTACTTCAGCACCATTGTATGGATAGAAATTGCATCCAACAAATAACGTGTCCCAACTATCGGTGATGTGAGTCTTTTGCTCATCGGGGAACTCGGGCGAGTCCTCCAGCTTCTCCATACTCTTATCCTTCTCAAAACCATTACGCCCAACCTTAACGCCTGCCTGTTCCATTGCTAACTTAAGATACTCGTTACGGTGTAGGTTGAAGGAAGGATACATATACTTGGCTCCCTTAAGAGCCATATCGATATACAGATGCTTAGACTGGTGCGGCATTGGATTACCAATGTAAACATCAATCACATTAAACCCGTGCTCGCGCAGAATCCTTATGATAAGATCGGCAAACGATTCGCTGGTATTAGCGTAAGTGTGTATGGCTGTACTATCGTAGTAGTACACCACATCCCTGTTGATACGTGGTGAGTAGTACTTACAGAATTTCTTTACCAGGTCCTGTAACTTATCCGGAGTTTTAACAAACATTGAGTTAACGGTTCGTAACTCCTGACCATATACATTGAAAGGGGTTTGCCCAATACTCATAGAGCTAATGGCAGAGTTGTAGTCGAACGCAATGCAAAGGGGAAGATCTTCGGACAGATCGGCATCGGCCAGGCAGGTTTCACTGGCTGCTTTCTGTAGATCGTACTCAAGATTAAGAAAGTAGGAAGAGTTATCGTCCACGTAAAAATGAGCATCCTCATCGAGGGCAGAGTAGAAACCATTGGGCTGCTTAAATATTCGCTGGTTTAGTATTGAGGTTCGGAATATTAGCGGGGGCAAATCTCTTTTAAACTCAGCAATTCGCTCGGGGGTAATCAGTTCAAGGTTATCAAAGATGTTGTACTCCTTAAAGTAGAATGCTTTCGACCGCCAGCGATTGATATCCTTACGGCATTCGGCTATTTGCCTTTCGGTGTAGCTGGTTGGCCGCTTCTTCATAAAGTAAACCAAATCCGCAATGCGGCTCTTGATGGCATCAATCAGGTCGTGGGTCATCTTCTTCTCCTCCTCAATAAGCCACATTCCACCTTTCGACGTGGGCATATCGGAAGAGTAGTAGGTGCTATGATGGTAGGGGCAATTCTCGAAGTGGGGATTTCGTCCTCGGTTAGCCTGGCTAACCTCATTAATAATCTTGTCGTACTTCAGATACTTAGCCTCAAAACCAATAACAGAATCCAAACTCATTGAGTTGGATGACATTTTTGTTTCGAAGCTGATAAATTTGAAAACAGATCCATTGAACCAGGTCATTGAGTTACTATAGTCAAAGCCCTTGGTGTATGGTTCCTTAAATCCTAGTTTCTTTTCGGGTTTACGGCCAACCACCCAGTGAATATCGCGCTTATACCCCATACGCTCTAAACCAAGCCCAACGGCTGGGAGGGTGTTTTGCAATAGCTTAGCGTAGGTTGGCGTGAGCAGGGCGTTCATTGATCGGGGCATATACAGAGCATTTCGAGCCACCTTTGAAGAGTCGATGCCCTCGGATTTTCCAACTCCCCGCGAAGCAATTATGCGCTCATCGTGAGCGTTAACCGCATTGGCGTCGAGTTGTGCAAGGTTAAAATATCGTTGCTCCTGGCTATTCAATGACTTCTGCATCTTCTATTTTTCCAAAGTATTTTTTCTCTAGCTTCTTGCGTATCTCATTAATATTTGGATTACGCTTAAAGCCTAGCACTTCAACATCGTTAACGGGAATCCAATCGGGAACGGCTACCTCGTCAAAGGGTAGCTCTTCGGGGTCGTGCTGATCGAGCCGGGCATACTTACCAATCTTATCGGCCGCAGCAACCATACCGTGATGATCCTTGGCCTTTTTTGCCATATCAACAGCCTCTTCAAGAATGGCGTTAACGCGGTAGCGGGTGTACTCCTTGCTGGTTTTTTTGAAGTTGCCGAAAATTGCCTTAATCAAAGATAGATCGCGAAAGGCTGTGCGCTCATTTACGCCAAACTGCAGGCAAAGAAAGTTGCGTATCTCCTTATCAGACTTGATAGGATCCTCAAGCATTATGTGAAAACCCGCCTCAATACGCTTCTTTACCTCCATCTCATCAGCAGTGAGATACGATTCGGCAATAGATTTACCCTCGAATAAATGTAAGTGCAACTTATTGTAAAGAGACATTGAGTGACTCATATCGCTTCGTTGTTTTGTTCCTTCAGGTATTTTTCGGCTAACTGTTCAGCCTGTGGGCTTCCTTTTTGCGCCAGCTTAACCACCATTCGGTGTATTTCCCATTTGGTGCGGATCCTGCCCTTATGATATGCCGTGTAAATAGGCGATTTCTTGTCGTAATCGAGTATGTGCCTAAAGAATTTAGGTTCTATGCCAATGGTTAGCGCAATTTCGCCAGGCGACATAAGGCACGAGGCCATATCCTCAATAATATTTAGCTGCTCCTGGGTTAGCTGTATGGTATTGCATCCGTCCATGCTGTTTCAAAAGTTTCTTTTACCTGTTTAAACTCTGGCCTATTGGCAAAAACGGCAGTAAGTTCAAGCCGTGGGTTGGGCGTTAGGTTTGCCGATCCCATAACGGCTATGCTCCAATCATCGTTTTCAATGAGCATTATCTTAGCGTGGTTGGGCGTGGTTCTTAACTCGTCGGCAATCTCATCAAGAAAAAGCATTAGGTCAACCTTATGGCTGCGCATAGTGTAATCAAAAAGGCAGCGAAGATTGAGAATCTTCCTCTCATCCTTAAGAAGCAGGAACCCCCGAACCGATTCCTCGCTGAGCGAAAAAGAGGCTATGGAAATATTGGCCGGACCAGTTATATTTAGCAGAAGGGGGAGTAAGTTGTGTAAGCTCCACTCCCCCTTACTGGCCAGCATTAAAATGCTGTTTGGCTTTAGGGTCGATACTTTTTCGCTAAGCGTCTGCATTTTGCAATGCTTCAAGTTTTACTATCTCCCCTTCCAGTTTCTTGATTTTAGCCTCCCGCTTCTTAGGATCCTTGGGCGTGTTATTCTTTAAGGATCGATTAATCTCATCGCGCTTCTTTTTGATTTGGCTCTTGATTTCATCTTTCGAAGGAATATCGTCGCCCTTAATAGGGTTGGTGATATTATTCTGGGCAGCCCAATCGTCCAGCTGGTTCCAAAGCGCAGCGCGCTTATCGAACTTACGGCAAAGTTCGTCGGCTGCATCCTTCCTATCCTGTGGCGTAGCCTTTTTGTCCACAGTAATAGCCTTAAGTCCTGAAAGGGTTTTCGAGAGTTCCTTAATCTCATCGAAAGCCGCTTTTAAATCAGGTGGCAACGCATTGTAGTCAACCGCTGGGTTGTGGTTAACGATTCGCATTGATTCAGCTCGTCGCTGGTTAGCAGATTTTGGTTCTCCCAGAGTAATCTGCTTAGTATTAATCAGGCTAACGGGTTTTTCTTCGGTCTTCTTTGCAGCAACATCAGGTGTTTGCTGCTGCTTAATTCTAAAAATTCTGTTTAACTCCCCCTGCAGGATGTTAAACTGAATGGATCCTGGCTCAAACGAGGGCTTGCTGTTGAGCAGGGCATCGAGTTTGGTCGATGTTTTAAACCTATCGTAAAGGGCCTTACCCTCTGCAAAGGTTTTTTTAGGGTTTACAAGCCAATCCCTGATTTTCATAATTTCCATAGCGTAGTAGTTTTAGTTAATGACATTTTTTAAAGAAATGAGACTGCAATTTTGCAGCAAAAACTATTGCAGCAAAGGACAGGTTATCATCTGCCAATTCCACTCGTTAACTACTTGAGTTTGGTATGCGTCCTTATTGTTTTTATTAAATGTTGCGTGTATGGAATAATCATCATCGTGCTTGCGACTTACACCATAATCGCCTTTAAAATGCTTTCGTATTAGAATGGGAATGCCCCGTTTCTGAAGTTCAATACTAAACCAAATATCTGTCATATTAATGGTTGGAAACATATCCAAATCCACATCGACAGTTGAGTGATGAAAGGCCATAACCCCAGTTCCCAACTCGTGCGCAAACATATCGGTTACTACCGTTCCTGTGCAGCCATAAAATGCAGCGCAGTCGTGGTAGTAACTTCTACAGTTGGGTTTCATTAGCCTGCCGTGCGATGAAACTACGGCTTTACGACCTGCGCGCTCAATCAATTCTATATGCTTCGCAACGTGATCGTGAGGGTAAATAATTTTATCGTCGCAGGTAAAAATATAACCTTCGGTCCAGGTATCGCAAAAGAAAAACTTCCCCACATCGCCCAGATCGCCCAGGGCATTCTTTGAGAGTACTGGGTTAATTTTTTTGTGCTTCAATATTTTTGGAACCTTATCAAAGTCGTTAAGGTAAACATTGAGCACATCGCACTGGGCGAGTATGCTGGGTAAACTATCCTCAAGCGATTTTACCCTAGGCGGCATGGTGGCCATATTAAAAATAATCTTTTCCATAGTATAAGTTATTTAGGGGTACAATGAATTACCTGGCAAAACTCCTCACGGATCTCGAAGTGAGAGATGATATTGAAGTATTTTGAGATATACTCTTCAAACTCAGCAAACGACCACTCCCTAATGTGATGGGGGTTATGTGGTGGACCGGTTGGGCATCGTTTGAGAATTGAGCATAATGCATCGCGGTTAGGAGTTGAGAAAACCACATGGTAAGGATCCATGGATAGGATCCACTGAATAAGATCATCGGAATTTAAAACATGCTCAATAACATCGGCGCAAATAACCAGGTCAGAGTGCCCTGGAGTTTTTGAGAAATCGGAAACAAGCCAACGCCTAAAAGCGTGCTTGGACTTAATGCTTTCAATGGTTTTCGGTAGATCGTAACCCACCGTATCGAAGTAGGGAAAATGCTTTATCAACTTGTAGCCCGATCCGCAGCCCACATCAGCAACGGTGATCAAACCATTATCAAGCGCTACTCTATTTGCGTATGAGTATACCTTATCCTGAAACTCATCGGTTCGGGTGGATGTGTCTAAGAAAAGTTCATTCTCCCGGTGTTTATAATCTGCCCTGATGCAATATTTAGCCTCCATAGTTGTGCGGATATTTACGATAAGCCAAAAGGATATCGGGAATATTATTAATTGTGTGACCGGCTCTGAGCAGCTCAGCCCAAAGGTGAACATCCTGCCCTTTGCCCTGGTGCTTGTAGCCAAACTTTGATATTATGCTCTTGCGATACATAACCGTTGGGTGGTTGGTGCAGTAAATCCAATCCTCTTTTAGGTCCGGATTGTGATAACTTGGATCTTTAGAAATTCGAAATAGTTCTTTTCGCAATGGATCCCCATCGAGAAAACCGAAAAGCCCTGTTCCCAGAACTACCGTTTCGGGATGGGCCATAATGTATTCAACCTGCTTGGCAAATCTGTTCTCAAAGCAAATATCGTCAGCATCCATGCGGGCAATCCACTCGTTTTGGCATTTATCAATACCATAATTTAGAGCCTCGGTTATTCCCTTTTGACTATCGAGAGAGAAAACCTTGCAATTGTAAATCTTACGGCACAATTCAAGAGCCTCAATAGTTTCAGGGCTATTGCTACCATCGTTTACAATAATAATTTCTTTTGCTCTATACGTTTGGGTTGCAACACTCTCAATGGCTTCAATGATATGATGGGCTGGAGTATTGTGCACAGGAATAAGAACAGATATGTTCATACAATTGGGTTTTAGTAAAAAAAGCCCGCGCAAACGGGCTTTTCATTTTTGGCAGTGTGCCTATTTACTCACTCTTGGGGTTGGTTTTATTGATCTTTTTCTTTTCAACAGTAATATCCCTGACTGGGGCAGGAGCATCGGGTGCTAGCTCAATGAGACTTGTTCCCGTTTTATCGAGGATCTCCTTTAGCCTGGCATCATCGCAATCGTACAAGCGCACAACACCAATAGGCCACAGGTCAACTTCACCTGGGGGCTTAATTCCAACGACTCTGTACTTTCGCTTGGCCATAACTAGGATATTGCAGGTTCAGTTTCGCTTTCGCTCAAAGGAATTGAGCCATTATAGCGAAGTGCAGTAACAAAGCTATCAGCCTCGAACTCAAAGTTGAAACCCTTACGATCTGCTGCAGCCATTCCGAAGTTTGGCGCTGGCTTTAAACGTGCTGGGTGCCCCTTCTGTCCTATCTGAACTCTGCGGCCATCCTCTTCAACCAGGATAAGTATAAAGTTGCCGTTATTAACAAAGCGAGCAAATGCGTTCACCTCGTCGCTAGAACCAGGATGGAAGAATGATCCTTTAACTTTGAATGATTGTCCGTCAATTTCCCCCTGGTTCTCTGGTGAAAGTCCGACTGTTCCGGGTGTTGCATAAACCTTTTTGAAGTACTTAAGTGATGCTAGAGTATGATTACCCGCAAGGGTTACAGCCTCCGCATCATTGGCAGGGTTGGCTGGAAGTGCTGCTTCTGTGGCTATACTCGATGCTGGAATAATGTACAGGTAATCTCTAAACCCTCCCATATTCTCCGTCCCATCGGCCCAGTTTAGCGGCGCGGCGCTAAAGGTCATGGCTGCCATAGTAACGGCTGAACCGGAAAGGTTATCAATTATGTACACAATCGGGGCATCAAAAAAAGCACCAACATCAATATTGGAGCCAATGGCTCCGAGTGTGGCAAACAACAGAAGCCCGAACAGGGCTGTCATTATAAACTTAAATCTTTTCATTGTGCAATTTTTTTAGTGATACAATTTTTTTGAAAGTTTAGTAAAAAGGGGTATTGCTACCCCTTTAAATATTTAGGCTTAACTAGCTCTGATAATCACCAGAGAGAGAAAGCGACTCAACGGTTCCCTCGCTCATGCAGAACATCTTCTCGTGAAGCACGCGGATACGCTGTCCCAATTTGAACTGCATCCAGAACTGAACCCAGT